CAGATGAGCATGTCTTGTCTGTAAAGGGTGCTGTCAGCCACCCTATGATGTAACGCCACTTTAGATAGCAATATCTATCGGGGATTAAAGGTCGGAGGTGCAAGCCGTTCGTACGACTGGGCAGTTACAAGCCCATGACCTTTAGGTCGTTGGTAGTTGACATTCACACTCCTGCATACAATACTGGTATTCCATCATCCGTCCTTACTCCCATCAGAAGCGGCAAAGCTGTCTTAAGAAGTAAATCATTCGTTTTCTGCGTATCTCCAGCGGCGGCATACACCGCACTCCACTCTTTTGCACTCGCCCCGATCTGCTGCGGGGTTGCATAAGAGATGGATTCACTTCCGGCTGATTTTGATGTAATCACTCCCGTTGACGTTCCGTCACTCGTGTCAGCAGAGGTTGACGTTCCGCTAGCTGCTGCAATAGCATTCTTTTGGGCAAGGTCAATTTGATACATCAGATCAGCCAGCGTACACACTGCCTTCTTAATCCGCTTCTGCTGCCGCTCATCAGACGGTAAGCCGTCCGCCAGTCGGTCAAACGTCATCATGTCAATAAAGTCGCTGGCTCTTTCTGAAAACCGCATAAAATCAGATTCCGGCACGGTTGCGCCGAAAAATGATGTTTTGTAAAACTCATAATCTGCGTATGCCATGCCGGAATCCTCCTTAGCGTGTCTTGATCTGTGCGATTGCGATTGCTTTGATCGGGAAATACTTTGCAGTACCAGAAGCGTTATTGTTTGCGATCTCCCAGTTGGAGCCAGTCTCTAACTGGGTATTAGTCGGAGATACAAAGGATGGCCGCTTAAAGCTGATTCCATATGGGGAGAAGATCTTTCTCTGTCTGGAAATCAAAGAATCTTCACCGCCGTGTTTCTTGGCTTCTCTGTCTAACTCATATGGAGTTTTAACGCCACAGTTGGTGTATTCGATAGCACCAGCACCAAGAACATAGGTTGTATACACAGTACCAGCCGGGAGCAGTTTAACGTAGTCTCCATCCGCTGCATCTGGAATATCAGTGCTTACGGTTGCTTTTGCAATTTCTCCAGCACCAGTTCCGGCGGTTGTAACTTTCAATGCGCCAGGATCTGTCTGGGAAGCCTTTACATACTTTGCGTCTACCGTACTGGTTGGCATATTGTCATCAACAAGCACGGTTCTGCCATTCAGAGTTGCCAGGGTAAGATCTCTCTCAATGCCATCTGCATCGGTGTACTTCATATATGAGAGCAGTTTTAGATTCTCCAGGTCTGTCGCAACCTTAGAATGCATGATTGCAAGGCTAAACTTCGCCTTATTGTCTCCCAGTGCTTTCTGGATTGCATTGTTCAGTGTAGTCTCTTTAAATCCGCTCTCCGTTGGATCATAAGACACATCGTAGGTATGACCATTTACGAACTTTAAGTTCTCGGCTCCGGTCATGCTGAACACGCCTTTCAACGTTGCCAACAAAGTGGCCTGGTCTACATCATCCCAGTAGTCAGCCACTTCCCATGCTGCTGGTTTAAAGTCCTCTCCGGTAATGTCAGAAGAGAAATCTTTTTCAGTCCAGCCATGCGCCCGACCTACTACAATTCTGCCGTGCGTGTAAGTATCTCTGGAATTCGTGGTGATGTCTGTGGTACCATCGTAGTTATCTGGAGTACCACCAATTCTAGCCTTGATCGGAATGGTGATGTAGTTGCCACCTGTCTGATCTGGTAACATAGTGGCATACTCAGATTTCTCAACGATTGCTCCAGATTTCAGCAATTCATTTCTGTTAAGGTTAGGGGCAGTATCAACATAAGCGCCAAATACTTCGCCATTAAAATTTTTCTGGTCAAATAACGCCATAAAATTTCCTTTCTACCCATCTAGGGATTTACATATACTGTGAAATGTCTAAACTAGGATCTTCGTTTTTCATCCGCATCAGTTCAGTCATGGTCGGTTTCTTTCCTCCAGCTCCGCTGTTTTTCCCAGCGTGTGTTGTAAAACGTGCCGAGTTCTGTCTGGCCTGCTGCTGGTCTCGATCAACAAAGATTCCTTCTTTCTGATTCCCATCTTTGTCGGTAATCATAGTGTTAAAAATGTCTTTGATAGACTTTCCTTTTGCAGAATCAGAATCAAGTGCTTTTGTCAGTTCTCCTCGGTAGTAATCGGCTGTGATACTGTTGAGAAAATCATATATCTTTTCTCCCTTATCATCAGTGGAAGAAAGAAAGTCATTTACCATCCTTTCAACTTCTGTCTTTCTGGCATCAGCCGCACGAGCTGTTTTCTCATCGTTAAGCTGAGTTGTCAGTGTCTGGATCTGGTTTTTCAGATCATTGACATCCACGCCCTCAAAACCATCAAGTTTCGCCTGCACATTATCCAGGGACTGTTTGTATTCCTCTGTTTTCGTTACCTGCTTGTTATAATCAGCAACAGTACGGTAATTTTCCAGCATTTTTTTCTTTAAAGCATCTTTTTTGTCCTCTGGAACTTCAATCTCCAGCTCCTGCATGATTTGTTCATAATTCTGCATAACATCCTCCTATACGTGATTATTAAAACCGTCCGTCAACGGTAATGGATTAAGCCGGGTAAACCTCCGGCGGGGTAGTTGGAACAGACGGATTCGAACCGCCGACACTCTGGTTATGAGCCAGATGCTCTAGCCGCTGAACTATGTTCCAAAAAATCCACCCAAGTCATAGACCATCTGTAAACAGATAGCTTAACTTTAAGCGGATAAAAGTGGAGCACCAGGAATCGAACCTGGAATCCAGGGCACTACCCTGTCGGTTTGCCATTAACCATATGTTCCACTGGGGGGGGGACTGCCGCGCTTAGATTGTCACACCATAAAGGCAGTTTTCAGCGTACTTAGCAGGTATGATTTCTACTTGTAGGAGAAAAGCAAGTAGCTTGCACACGCCGGAAATTGCATCCGCTTTTCAACCTCTCAGTATTTCTACTGATTTCTCTTAAGGACGTGTGCTAGAAAGGAGGTAAGAAAAATACAACAGATATATCGTTTCCGCAATTTTATTTTACCAAAAACGCTATTATATTTTGTCCCCACCTCAACGCTATGTTTCTGCTAGTTTCTGTATCTGGCGCTGGATTTCCCGGCGTTCCTCCTGGAAATCACTGTCAACAACCATAGAGGAAAGCATGTCGTAAACCTCTACCATCAAACGTCCAACGGTTTCCATCAGTTTATCCCTGTGAGCCTGGTCACCGTTGGCGTGATACGCTTCTTTGGCTGCAAGGTAAGCGTCATACAGTGAATCAATATTGTGATCATACCGTCCGTTACTGTATTTTTTTACCAGATCTTCCGCCACATCTGCCACTTTGTCACTTTCCCACTCTCCACACATCTTTTTCATGTTGCAGATCGTGGTGGTCAGTTTAAACATAGTATCCAAGTTGGCACCTGTCAGCTTTTCTTTGGCGCTTCTTTCTTCAACATCTAACTGCTTTTCTAAAATCTTAATCATGTCTCTCATTGTCTCACCACCTATTTAAAAATCTCTGATAATTTCGCCTTATACTTATCGTGGATCTCCGGCTGTTTTTCTGTGATGTAAACCATGTCATACCCGGAAGAGATCAGATCAATCATGATGCGATCCAGTTTCTTTAACTCACCATCCACATTTTCCACCAGTTTTTCCACAACCAATGCATCAGATACGGCTCCCAGTTCTCGCAGTTTCGAAGCATAATGTTCGTATAGAGCCTTGGTCTCTGCTTCCCATGCTCTGTACTGGTTAAATCCATCTTCGATTCCTTTTTGCTTCGTTGACTTGCCTACACTGATTCGGTTGGCAGAAAGCCAGTTCTCCGGAATTATTTCAACCTGTCCGGTATATGTGTCCTCGATCAACCTATTATGATGGTTTATGTAATACTGGTTCAGTTTCTTCCGCTCTAAGGACTCGTCAAAATACTGGTATTCGTGGAGCCTCTTGTACCCTTTCATTCCAAGAAAATCAAAATAATCGGTCATCTGGTCATGGAGCATCAGAGCGGCAATCATGCGGGCGTTGATTTCAGAAAAGATAGCTTCCACACTGGCAACGTCCTTTTTGCTCTTAAAGGTAATCATATCGATCACCTCCTACGAAAGCTTTTTAATGATGAGATTTGCGTCCTTGACAAGGACTGCTCCGGCGGAAATATTACCCACAGATACGGTAAGAGATGTTCCGGCAGGTACCGGGATCAACGTGTTTGCACTTACATTCTGATATACATCTGCTGTAACAACCGTATAATCCATCTCGGTTCCACCGATGTTCTCGCCGTTCAGTTTAAGCACCAGTGCTGTTGCGCCAGCCGCGGAAGCCGTCACATTTGCGTTAAACTGGAGTTCTACCGCCATCGGCTGATTGCTCCTGTTTGTGATTGTAAACAGCCCACTTCCCTCGATGTGATTGAGCCATCCACTCTGACATCCGCATCTGCGAGACTTTACGCGAGTGCTACCAAAAGGAACATTCTGATTGGCTGCCACCGTCTGAGCAGCTACATTAACAACATTAAGCATAATACTTCTCCTTTCACGAAAATAGGGGCAAGCTCCACGGCTCACCCCTCTGATTTGCAAGACTACTTTGTAGCTATGGATTCTTCCAACATGCTGATTATTCGATTTTGATTCTCAATGATCTTATCCAGGTACTTCCTGTCCTGCTCCTGGAGATGCTTCGCTATGTCTGCGTTACTCGCCTGCGACAAATCATTTTCGTAATTCATCACCTGCAAGAATACGCCGAACATGTTTAGTGCATCCAATGCGGACAGCTCATCGTATTTTCTCACAGTACGTTTCCGCCGTTTCCACAGCATCCACAACCAAGCCCAGCCATATTATATGCAAAATATGGTGAACATGTGATGTAAGCCGGTGTAGGTGTCGGACGAACCGCATCCACGATGTTTTTGGTCTGGTTGACCTGGGAAATCTGCCAATAAGCGGTCTGGAGATCTCTGTCACGGTCTGCCAGTTTATCACGTAGATTCTGGATCGTATTATCCTGCATAAGCTGACGAGTTGCGTTGCCGTCCGCCAAGATGCTTTCTTTGATGTCACAGCAGCACTGTGCCATCTGAGCCTGCATATTCTGAGCCATCAGTGCCGCATCATAGCGATTCTGGAGGATCTCTTTCTGTGTATTGCAGTTTCCTACCTGCACCTGGGTTCCAAGATTCTGGAAACCTAACTGTGCAGCATAGCGGTTCTCCATAACATCTCTCTGGGTCTGACATGCAGTGTTGCTTACGTTCTGGTTGGTGTTAAAGATGTCCCTCTTGACAAATTCATCAGAGATAAAGTTGTCCTGGACTCCGGTATCAATACCGTTTCGATTCCATCCGCCCATCATCGGGAACAGAAATGCAATCAGAATGATCCACCACCAGCCACCGCCGCCCCACATATCGTTGCAGCCGTCATTGTTGCGTGTTACTGCTGCTACATCAGCAGCCGTAAGTCCTAATCCATCTGTCATGTTGGTTTTCTCCTTATCATATATTTATCAAGCCGTTGCGCACCCGGCAGTGATAGCAAATTATCGTTTTGTTGATGTCAACAAAATCATCATTTCATCATCCCGGTGAACTGTCCGGGGTCTATGCCGTTCTGCTGGCAAATCTGATTAAAGACTTGCTCTGGGTTCTTTCCCTGGCACATATCCATTGCATTTTTGATGTTCGGATTCTGTTTAGCCATAGCGTTTAGCGCCGCCTGTGGGTTCCCGGACTGCCTAATTTGATTTACTACCTGCATAGCCTGCATCATGGCCGCCATAGGGTTGTTTCCTCCGCCCATGCCGCCGATCATACTCATTAATGGATTACTCATGACTCTCCTCCTTTTCGCTTGGTTTCTCTCCAAGTCTTGCAAGCAGATTGTTGAATTCCTCTCTTGTCACATAATCACCCGCTGGTGCCTGCTGCACCTGTGGAGCCGTCAAAGCATTTAGTGGGATCTCCTGGAATTGAAACGCCTTGAGCGTTGCGCTACCCATTCCATCCACGGATTTGACATAAAACATGGGGCTGTTATTATCCATCATCCATGTGGTCTGTCCTGGCTGGACGATCTGGTTTTTTGCCCCTTCAACTCCTGCTACTTGAATCCAATTCACGTTTTGAACTGGCCCCTGTGGTTGACGCATCTGATTAGAGTACATTCCCATTTGCTGATTCCTCTGCTGCTCAAGCTGATTTATACGGTTTTGGAGCATCGCCTGTTCGTTGGCGTAATTCTGCGGATCTGGCATTCCATACGGATACATACACATCCCTCCAATGACTAATTCACTAACTTCTATGTCTATATTTTTGCATAAAAAAAGAGCCGGAAACAGTTCATTTCTGGCTCATATAAGTATCTGAAAAGTATCAACACACTTTGATTATTTTTCTATTTACTCTAATGCTAATCCGTTTCACCGTTGACACACTGATATTCATTCTTTCGGCGCACTCCTCCAACGGTACTCCCTGGCTCCGATACTCAAAAAGTACCCTCTCATCTGGTGTAAAGTTGGCAAGCTGCCGAAAACGGTTCAGTTCCGGCACAGTGAATTCATAGACTTTCAAGAAAATTCTCCTTATTTTTCCGTCAATGCTTGAATTAGTTCGTCCCGTGTTTTTTTTAAACCTTCAACGTTATTTCCAGTGATTTTATTTTCAATAAGATTAAACATACTCCTCATTAAAAGCTGGGTATCATCCCGATTCTGGTTAATCTTGGAATAATCGTTATCCAGCTTTGTTTTAATGTCTTTGATGTCCGATTCTATTGCTTCGATCCTCTGCTCCATATCTTCTTGTGGTTTCTTTGCTCTGGCATAAAGTGAGTAGAGGACACCAGCCGCTGCGCCAATCACTGACACATTTTTACAAATCACAATACACTCGTTAAAAAATTCTATTCCTGTCATGTCATGTCCTCCGGCTCAAATAATTTACTCATAGTTTACCTTTCCCGTACCGTCTCGCTGCTCCTCTGGCCTTTGCCGCCTGGTCACTGCTCCACCTTGCTATCCGCAGTCTATCTCTCAATGGTCTAAGATCGTTTTCTTTGCAAAACTCGTTGTACGCTTTATTCTGGCGTTGCAACGTGTACGACTTACGGTCAAGGATCTGCTGCAATTCAAATTTTGCTTCGTTATCCGTGCACTGCTCAACCGCTTCCTGCATAGCCATGACTTCTCGCTTTGTCTTGCGAATTCTCCGCTCCAATACCCTTTGACGTTGCTCCAGCTTCTCCATTTTGACATTATCGGCGGTCTGTATATCCTTATATGGATTGTTCACTCCATCACCGGAACCGAAGCTGTGGCGGCAGTTCCAACCGCCAAGTCCCTCCCCTGTGCCATAGCCAGTTATAGAAAATGGAGGGAAACGTTTATCTTTCCCAGTACGGCTATAGAACTGCCCCTGCCACCACAGATGATTACCTGGGTTTTCGCCACCATCTCCCGTTCTGGCTCCAATATGAGCGGATACAAGGATTGTATCCCAGTCCATTTCTTCCATACGTTTCAAGGCAATCGCACACGCCGCCTGTGATACTCCTGTCCTTACGGCTCTTGCCGTTGCCGTCTCAATGGTATCTTTATGACCAGACGGATACTGCACAATAACGCCATTCTTCGCCACCTCTTCCACAGCTTCTCTGACGGCCTGTGTGTACGTTGTAGCCCCTGTGATGACCTTTCTATATGCCATGTCACATTCATTGATAAAAACAGTCTGTGCGGCTTCTGCAGTTGTTCTAGTATAATTGCTCCACTCGCTCATTGTGGCGATCATATCACGCTCAAGGATTCGAATCAGTAGCGGAGACTGTTTTAGTGGCTTCGGTGATAGTCCGGCGGCGGTATAGATCTCATCGTCTTTTTCTATGGCTTTTATCCCGGCTTCTTCCATCGCTGCTTTGATCTCTTTTTCCTGCATCTTGGTATACTTTGCCAACTCTGCGGTGATCTCTTCCAACAACGCCCCGGAGTCCTGCAATATCTGTATCTGCCATTTATCTGATGAGGTAAAAAGATATTCGTCACCACGTCCTAATCTTGCCATCATGCGGCCTATGATCTTTTTTATGATGTAATTGTGCAAGAGGGAAGCGATCTCTTCACTTCCCTCCGATACTCTTTTAAGATAATCCGGTGATAGCATAAGCACCTACTCTACATACCAAATTTCCTGTGATCCATTATCTCGGCTATGCCAGCAGGCACCCTCTAACGGTCCGTCTTTGGTGTTATCCAGAAAATACCAGTCTCCTGTTCCGTCTGCTGGGTCTGTGTTCTTGCCGTCCCATCTGTGCCAGCCAGTCACCATGTATCCGTTTATGTCGAAAAGATACCAATGATGATTAATCAACGCCCATCGATTCTTTACCATACCTGTGGCAGTGATGTATGTATATCCATTTTCTGTCTTACTCCAGTGATCTTCAAGCCATATGATATCTCTGCCAGTGTCCAGGTTGATTGCCGTGTGATGACCCTCATATAGCAAGACATCCCCTGGAAGCAAATACTTATCACTGGTGAGATATTTCTGGTCGTTTAAAACTTCAAAACCAGCTTTTTTAAGCGCTGCTTTAAGATTCCCGGTATAACAGTAGATACTTACGTTTTTTAAGTTCTCAACATTAAGGAGATAGCCAACTGCCTTAACGATAGCTGCCACTCCTGCGCTGCAATCAGTCTCGCAGTAACGAGTAATCTTTGACGGGTCATATCCAACCGCTTTCAAGTCCTCCCAGAAAGTGTATCTATCTCCCTGGTCATAGCCGATATGGTTGTTTTCTGCTGCTTTTTTCGCAAGTTCTGCAATCTTTTCTCTTACTTTCCAGTCATTGTGTCTCAATACCACATTCCAGGGGCGATTGTACCACGGGATCACCGCCCACTCCTGGCCTGTCTGGTCTCCAGCCTGTCCGCCTGTGTATTTTCCTCTTTCATCGTGTCCACAGTTACTAATCATGGTTTTATTCCTCCTCAAATAGCCCTGTCTTTTCGTCCGGTTCCGCTTCTTTCACCATTGCTTTTGCTTCGGACTCCGTCATTCCCTCAAACTTAACAAAATACTTCCAGGCTGGAACTTTTCTCTGCACTACATAATTCCACCATGTAGCTTTGTCCTCCTGGTAGTTGTACGTGATATCGCCAAAGTCATAGGTTACTTTGTAAGTGCCAACCGGAGCCAGCCCATACAAATCAGCATATACACTAAGTGCATAGATAGCACCATCCATGCAGTATTGCAGTTTGTCCCGAACGTCCTTAACTAACTGGATTGTTCTTCGGTCATCAGCTTCCACTTGCGTAGCCGTCACCATTCCGGTTTTCTCGTTAAACACAAAATAACCATTACTAAATCCACATTTATAGCCAAGCTGTGACAGTAACGCATTAATTCCGGTTAACCGTGCATCCGTGTTCAGCCGTGGGTTGATCTCCTGGTAAAACTCTTTCTGGTCATTGCCATAGACGTTTTTCACGTAATGAGGTAAATACATATCATCACGCCGTCTAGCAAGTCCATCTGGTGTCTGTGCGTGTATAGGAGTACCGTCCGGCATCAGCAACCGATCATCTGCTAATATAATCTTCTGCGAATCTTTGATTTCCCTGGCGTTCCGACTATACGCAATGTCAAGGTCTTTCAACTCCTCAACCGCTTCTGCGTAAATAGGCAACCCAAGAATCGTATTTTGGTCTATATTGTTTGCCTGTGGTGTCCGAAATACGCCAAACATCGGACCGTCCAGGCTTTCACCATTAGCTTTCATGATAGGCGGTGTTTCTTCCATCAGATCGGCCCACTTTGTTTTACTCATAGGAATAGGCTTGCCAATGCTATCCGCTGAGTCGGATACATACGCCCGGTTGCTGATGTAGTACGGTGAGACTTCCACGCCATCCACAACGCTATCAACAAACCTGTGATACTCAAGTCTGGTGTATGTCTTATCACCCTGTGTATACTGGTCTTTAAAAATAATTCCACGGATCTCCTGGTTATCGCAATCCACAAGTAGCACATCCAGCGGAGTGAAGTGATCAAAGCCTGTCCCGTTTGGTTTAATAAACACAGTACCGTAGGCACATCCATACTCTACCCATGTGCGGATCTGCGAGTACATGGTATCAATCTTTTTCTGGAGCCATTCCGCCCTCGCTGATCCGTCCACCCGGATACCAATAGCCAGCGTTGCCAGTCTGGCAGTCTCCGAGCATACAGACTTAGAAAAATTGATAGTCTTAATGCCATCTTCTGCATCTACCCACGGCGGTGTACCTCGGTAGATGTTGGCGCACTTCTGTGTGATCGCTTCCATCACTGGGGACTCGATCACGTCAATTTTAAAATCCTTTTCTGCCTGGCTTTTAAATATCATTTCTATCCACCTTTTAATCGTTGTAATAAGTCCCATTATGCGCTATATCCTCTCCTGTTAAACAATGGCTCATAGGCATATCTAAGCGCCGAAATAGCGTGATCATTTCCATCTGGATAACCACTTATCACGTTTCCTTCCTCGTCTCGCTCATACTCATACTCCGTGATTTCTTTGTATGCATTCGGAGTTCTTCTCGGGTCAATAACAATAGTTTTTGTCTGTAAAAACTTAAACCCATATTCGACACTGCCGGGGCCTTTAATTGCGCCCCTGGCTGGAAGACCTGCATCACGGTAATCTGTCACTGATTTCGGTTCTGCCGAATCACATATCATCGTGTAGTCGTCATAGCCTTTTTTCTTGATCCAGTCAGCGGTCTTTGCATTGCTCCACTTATTGACGTACAATTCATCAAGCAGATATATCTTTTCTCTGGCAGAATCATAATATGTTCGCAGATAGCAGTAGGCATCTGGAAACCACCCATAGTCAACGCCTGGGTAAATCCTATCCATATGGCTGATCTCTTCATTCGTGATTTCTCTGATTTCCAGATATTCGAATACATTTCCACCGTTTCCATTTGGAACTCCACCATACTCGTGTTCGTATGCATTTGGGTTTACTTCTTTCAGATGCTCCGCTTCATCAATGAACGGCTGCCCTAGCCATTCTGGAGGAACATCTAAATAAGTTGATGAATGTACTATTCTGTTCTCTTTTGGTTCAAGAACATACTTATTCGCCCAGTTGTTCATGGTCTTGGGCGGGTTAAAGCTCTTGAATATCCATGCGAGATCGCCGCCACGGATTGCAGACTGTTCGATTTTTCGAACTTCTTCCGGTCCCGAAAACTGATCCAGTTCCTCAAACCACAAAATTCCGATATATCCAAACTCCGGATTAATAGATTTGATTTTGTCTGGATCATCAGCTCCACGGAAATAAATCTTCTGTCCGGTTGCTTTCAGTGTGATCTCTAAAGGGGATAACTTGGCGTCAAATTCTTCCGTGAATTCCTGTTTGCCGATAGCCCACTTGATTTTGTTGTATACAGAATCCTTTATTGTGTTTCCAACTTTACGGCAAACCACTGCATGGACATCATGGTTATTCTTCAAAAGCTCAACGATAGTCATTGCCACAGTGGTAGACTTGGTAGATCCACGCCCGCCCTTGAATACATATTCCAGGTGTTTTTTATCCCTTATATCCCTAATCACTGGATGAAATTTATCCGGGATATTATACAGATCCATATGATATTCTTTAGCATTCCTGGCCGCTTCCTCTGCCTGTTTCTGTGCTTCTTTTTGTTCTTTGATGGCAAGCGTCTTCTCCAGATCAGACATAGCTTTCAGCTGCTCTGTAAACGCTGGAGTAAATCCAAAAGAATCCTTTAGCGTACCGCTGGCAATCTGGGAGCGGCGTTTCTGGATATCTGCCAAGGACATGATGTCGGTACCGTTAAGTTTATCAATCTCAGCTTGTCGCTCAGCTATATAGGTAGCAATGTTAGGTTTCCTAATGTTCTCGTATCCTTGTATCTCTGGCTGTTTGTATCCTGCTTTTCTCGCTGCGTCCGATGCGTTCCCGCCGTTCTTTATGTAGTTGTCTGCAAATGCTTTCTGCTTCGGCGTCAATTTCGGTGTCATTTACCCACCTCTGTTTAGTCCCATCTTTCTACGGTCTCCCATATATCTTTAAGGCACATCACCACGTCTACCTGTGATGCTGTCCTTAATATCTCATAATCCTTTATCTTCCACGTTCTCGTTCTCTGGCTCATTTGTAGTGTAGGTGTGCTTAACGTAGTCATTGTGATCATCCTGTCCTGGTCTTTGCTATAGAATTGACTGGTGCTGATCTTTATTACCAGGCGTTTCGACAATATGGCTTTCTGTAGTTTTTTAATAATTGCGTTCAGTTTTGCCATACTCACCTCCAACTAAAAAATGCCCCATATGGTCATGGATTCTCTATTCCCATGTTACCATACAGAGTATTTCTAGTTGTCCCCACCTTAACGTTCTTTACATTATTTCATTCATTTTCCAATCTCCTCCAATGCCTTTTCTGCTTCCTCACGAGTGAGAAATACGGTTTTTCCAAGAGAATTCAACATGGTTAAGCAAAACTGAGTTTTTTTCACAAAATATTCTTTCTTTTCGTATTCGCATGGAATATTTTCTTCACATTTCCACTTTTGGAAAGCTTTGCAATCATAATCATTCTTACAATCATACCTATAACTTAACGTGTAAACTGTACCTCCGGCTTTGCGCGGAAGTCTCACCAGTATCCCCTGTTCCTCCATCTGCTCCATGTTGGTCAATTTCTCAGCAATCTGGTTCAGCTCCTCCCATCTTCCATGTATTGCCAGCTGCTGGATCGTCATGCCCTCATCCTCTGGCAAATTTTCCGTGTGGAATAGTATCTCGCCATTCTCAGTAACGTAAGTTAATCGCTCCATTTATACCACCTCCGGTTTCTCACATCGCGTGAAGTCTATCACATACACCCACAATCAATCTTTTCTATGCTTTTTTCCATGACATTTATAGCATAGCCATATAACATCTAAAGGTTTTGAATAGTCATCATGATGTGCAGTCAATCTTACTTTTCTACCGCATTCCTCACAAAATTCTGGTTTTACAACATCACCACGTTTTACAGCATTATTTAATTTTCTCCTTGCTACATACTTTTCATCTTTTTCTCTTTCACGATTACGGTCACGCTCTCTGAATTTTTCAATATCTGCTTTTCTCGCACGTTCCATATACCTTTGATTATTTTCTCTTGCAGTATCCTTATTTCTCGTTCTTATGCTTTCTTTGCAATGGCATTTCTTACATTCTGGCGTAATCCCAAGAATCGTCCGCTTATTCTTATAAAATTCCTCATACGGTTTAAACTCTTTACATATTCCGCATTGATATAATGTAATACCGTCTTTTACAATAGTTTTTCTTCTCCTTGCGTTATTGACAATTCCTTTATGAGAATCACTCATTTTCTTTTTACTCTCTTCTGAATGTGGCATATCATGCATTTTGTATTTCCTCCGGCTTATCAATTTTCACAAATTCTATCACGAAAACGTAAGGATTCGCATCCCATCCGTAGCGGTCAAGATCAGATTTCTTGATGGTCGAATCCCATAGCCTGCTAAAAAGGAAATACAACTCCGATATATAATCAAATTTACTAACGCAATCTTTTTGTTTGAGTCTAATTCCCTCATTTTTGATACCATTCTCAGTGATATCCTGCAGACGCTCTACCCTCACATCCGTAACCTTCAGCCAGATCCTGGCCGCTTCTTTGGGCATATGGATTGATGGCTTCCAATGTAAACCTTCTGGCATCCATGAATTATCATCTGCCTTATACCAAAAAGTGTGAGCTGCTGCTTGAATAAATGTTTCCCGGACATACATAATATCCCCTATTTGATACGGCGATCTTCTTTCCGGCTCCATAGGATAACCACATCTTGCGCAATACACATTTTTCGCCAATTTATCATAGATGTACTCATTATGCACATACTTGCAATGTGGGCATTCTTCCCACTGTTGTTTTACCGCTCGCCGTGCGCAAGTCTTTCTTCCGTCCAGGATTGCTCTCACCATATCGGTATTGAATAAAATCGGTTTAATTGCCATTTTCTTTTCTCCCCTTCCCCATCATCTACTCATACATCCAAAACTGCCCAATGGGTATTTATGTTTTTTTTGGTGTTCATAAGCAAACTCTTTTATAAGACAATGTCCTTTTTCTGTGGAAAATTTGCATTCCCCACATCGAAAAACCAAATCATCTTGTTTCTTCGTTTTTTTACAATTCATGCACCAATTTTTAGTAAAAACATCCAATCCGTAAACTGCTTTCGTTAAATCATCTCTGTTTTCTCCTATATAATCCATATATTTTTCCCTCCTTTTTTTACGAAAATTCTCTTTTATTACTTGTCCAAGCGCAAATATAAAAACCATTTCATCCATCGTCAGATTCCGGTTCAGCGACCCATCTATATTGATTGCCCGATAGATTTCAAACAGTGCATCACCATCTTCTTTGCATATGATTCCGTTTTTCATCGCTTCCTCCATCCAATCTTAACTTCCAGCACTGTTTCATTTTCTGTCGATCTATAATGTTGTTCTTTTATAAACGGTTCCATATTTTCTGGAATTTTATCTTCATTTAACTTTTTTCTGATCTGATAAAAGATATTATCGTTTTCAGACTCATGACATTCTTTCAATTCTTCCAACCACTTTGCAAGCTGATCGTGATTTTCGGCGCATTTTTGACAGTTTTCCAATTCGCCTGGCTCCCATAGTTCTTGGGGATAAGTTCTCACATTTTTATAGTTTCTCTCTGCTACTTCTCTCGCATGTTTAATAGCCTCTTCAAGCGTCAATCCCATATCACTCTACCTCCTTGTCTGTCTCTTTTTCTTCCAGGTTGAGTTCTGTACCATCAATATTTCTTTCTTTTTCTGTTAATATCTCCATCTGCTTCACCTTTCCTGTGATCGCATCAATACAAGAATTCCAACCAACCGCAATAATATCTTTTTGCGATTCTACATTATCAATTGAAACAATATATTCTTTCTGCTCCGGCAATGGCTTCAACGGACACCAATCAGGCTTAACACTCGAATCCTTAATGTCTTTCAACTTTACTGCACAATATGGCAAGTTACGAATAGGTTCGCGTCGTAAATAACATGAATAACAATTTTCTGGTGTTTCCATTACTAATACTGATTTACTCATTTATCGTCCTCCTTAAAACTAGACCACACCGTCATATTATCTACTTCACAATCGCAGTTATTGTAGTCAATATCTTCTGATGCTCGTGTTTTTGCTATTTCCTCAGCTTCTTCTTTTGTGTCGGCTTCAATATCGTCATAATCAATTGATAAGCTCATGCCAACACTTACATACCATTTACTCATCTGATTCCTCCTGTAATAATTCTGGGTTGTCAAACTGGTTTCCGATAACCTCAACTCGATTTCCATTCTGAACGTATTTCCACAAATCATCATTTATAGATCTACTTCCATTTTTTCCCATGCCAATAGCAAAAGTCGATCTAAAACCTTGATAGAATACTTTCCCAAATCTTTTCTTCGTATCCTTATTCGGAAACGGGCAATCATCATTGTCTCTTTGGTACGAAATAATATCGCTCTCCCAAATTTTCTTGCCGTTCTTGTCGCAAAGTCCTGTGAACTGGCAAAGGGTTTTTGGATCAACTTCAAACCACCTAATTACAGGAGTACAAAAAACCTCAAATATATCACCGTAAATGGATATATCAATGCCAATGAATGTCTTGCCATTGCGTTCCGCATAATATCCCTCAACCCATTCACCGTTATCAATCCGATTTGCCTTGAAAAGAATTTCTCTCATTCGGTTCCGCCGCCTTTCACGATCTGCATAACTGTCTGATATAGTGCGGAATTTCTTCCGACCAGCTTTGTTATGTATGTATCTAACTGCTCCACAACCTTGTCCACATCAAAAGCTGTCGGTTGTTCGTCAACAGCTTCACATATAATTTCTGGACTAAATGTTTCTCTCCCTGTGTTTAAAGAGCTATTAATTGCTTCTTTCAATTTATCTGCATCAATTAGTCTGCTCATACTTCCACCTCCGAATCCTCTGGTATCTGATAAACAATACGCCCGTTTAAATAGGCTTTCTGAATCATATCCAGTACCTTGAAGGCTTTTTCTTTATCCGAATATTCTCCTAGCAGATAACTGCATCCGGTTATGCATGATGTTATAATTGTTTTTATAGGTCCTTCCGCAATTTCAATGCCTGCCACAGAATTGAAATTAATCAATACTTCTCTGTTCTGACTTCTGATTAACATTTTGCGTCCTCCTAATACCTATCAACTTCAATGTTATTGTCTGAATAGAATTTGTAAGCATCTTCTCTGATTTTCTTGAATTTACACATGATAATTTCTTTCGCTTTACTGACAGCTTCGCCAAAATCTTCTGTTCCAAGATCGTAGTTAAAAATATCCAATGCACTACAGTTGAGAAACAGTGCATCTCCGCAACCAGCGTATTTGTGAATAACGATTCCTAAAGAATTGTATTTCAAGGCGAAAATACTTCCAGTTTTAGGATCTTCGTCATACTTGGCGTTACTTTTAAATTTCATTTCCCGTCCTCACTTTCCCCATGTAAGCAGCTGACACGCTATCAATTTAGATTTACGTTCATTTTTCTTGCTATAGCTTCTATAACTGTCACTGTTACGCCGTTTCCTGCCTGTTTGTATAACTGGCTGTCAGAATTAACAAACTGAGCTTTCTCAAAATAATCATCGGACCACCCTTGAAGTCTAAAACATTCTTTTGGGGTTAATTTTCTGATCGCTATGTAGCACTGATATTTTTCATACCAGACTGCAGCCATTTTCTAGCATTTTCTTCTGAAATTGGTTCATGAAACCATAACATAACAGGAAATTGATGGATTTCTTTTTTTTCTTCGCTTGGTTCAACCCCAACCGTAAATAATGTTAACTTCATTTTTCCCCCTGATTCCATTTTCCCTCCATCCTCAGTAAGTTGTAAAACGTGCCCATTGCTTTTCGGCGGTATGCGTAAAAATCATCCTTCTTTGCTGGTATATAATCGGTTCTTGAGATGTTGTCATAGCTTTTCCCACTCGCCAGGCTCTGATATACAAAGAATTCCAGACCTTCCGGTGCCGCATCTATACAGGCGTGCAAGAGGTTATGACGTTCTTCTCTGTCTGCCTTTCTACACCGGATCAGCAGTTCTTTTTCATCGCCAGGGAAAACGCCGTGGTCTTCATAACTCATGTTTCTGGTTTTCACCCTCGTCACCTCCGCGTGATAATTGCGTGGCATCGCAAGATTAGAAAGGTATTCGGCGGCAGTCATTTCTTTACAAACCAATCCGTCCATACTGTCTCCTTCTCATTTCCAGTTCTGCCCACGTCATGCTATCAATTAAGCCGCTTCTTTCGATTCTGGCCGTTACCCCAAACGGATAACAACCAGTTACGATTGCTCTTCTTTCTACTTCCTGTTTACAGGCCGTTCCAGGATCATCAAAGTTTCCGAGATTGGAACCTTTATAGGTCCGCACCGTAATGTGGCTACCTACACGGATTCTTTTCTGCAACTCCCGAATCACCTCGCCTGTGATCGGTATATATAATCTTTCATACATCGTCATTTGTGTGTTCCTCTACCAGATAGATCCTTGCAAGATCATATCCGCTTTCTTTCAATTTTTTTGTAACGTGCTTCCACTGCTCAGAAAAATATTCAACATATTCTCCGGTCTCACCAACAAGCTCGATTTTGTATCGATCTTTATAAGCCATTTCTCTTGTGGTCAATGAATATACCATTTGTCCGGGACAACCCAGAAAATCACCCATCTGTTTAGCGTTACCCTCACACACTTTCCCGGTCTTTAAATCCTCGCATCTGTATAGTTTTAATCTAGCCATTGCCCAACCTCTCTCTGATCCGCTGCGTTGCCAGAGCATCGTAGTCGGTGTCTCTCTGTTCGAAATTGTGAAAACCGTTCTTTTTTGCTTCTGGCTTTCCCTGTGATTTTCTCGTTGCGTCATTCTGTGCTCTCGCAAACCAGCTATTTATATGTCTGGTAACACCACTTCGTGTCTTCTTGTTCTTCGGATTAGATTTGTTCCACCCGATAATATTTCTTAACTCCTGTGCTGCATCCACTGCCGGGTATAGACTTTGCAATTCAGCAAGCGCCAGTTCCGTGACGGCGTAGTCTGTTCCATCAATCAATGGTATGTAACCAACTACCGGGCTTGTATCTTCATGCGGCACCTTTTTCTTACTGTTCTCTACTGTTTTTTCTTCCACATAGTTATCATTCTTTTCTACGTTGTCATATTTAACAGGTCTCCCACCTCTGTATCCATTGGCTTTTCGCTCAATGTTAGCGTCAACCTGTGGCTTTGCCATATCATACGCCACCAGGTAAAGACCGTCCTCTTCCGGCTCGACTCCATCTAACCCATAATCTATGATTGCCCACAATGCCTTTAACTGCTGATCTTCTGGCAGACGTTTGATGGCAGTCTGGAATGATTTATAAAATACAAGACTATCTCTCATCTCTGCCCGCCTCCCATTCTCTGTATATCTGCATCCAGTCATCCAACCGCATAGTCACAAGCCATTCGCACCGATCACGGCGGTGGAATACTGTCGGTAGAAGCCCGGTGGCAGCATCATGCACAGCCTGTCCCATTGCGTCCAGCAGATTTAGTTTTTCAACCCGCTTGCACTCAATATGGATTCCAGGCAAGCCTACAACATCAGCGTCTCCGTTGGTTCCACAATACTGTTGCCCTCTTCTGGTGTTGTATCCGTAGTATCTAAGTACCTTCGAGAGTTCGCGTTCTCCCCTTGCTCCCTTCTTTTTGGAGTTAACCACTGTAACCACCTCCAAAAAATGAGATTTGACCGCGGCACTGCTTTTCTTTCTTTTCTGTCTGTGCAAACCGTCTAGCGCCGTTCTGTGCCTTTCTGATGCTGGCTATGCGGCGATTCTGCCTTTCAATCCATCTGGCCGTCTCAGACCGTCCCTGTGCGTTTGTGCGTGGGATATAATAACCTTTCCCACCCTCTACGCTTAAGATTGGTCTTTCATACCGAAGCATCTCAATCGCTTTTCTGACTGTGCGGTCTGGCATTCCTGTTTTCTTTGCCAATTCCTGCCTTGATGTGGCGTTTTCGCGTCCTACACCGATAGCATTATATACAGCCGCCATTGCGGTTTCTGCGATTTTGTAGTCCAATATATCCTCCTTTCTCCCGCCGCGGCTGCTGAAAGTTCAACCAGGCGGGAATGGATTTTCGTGACATATCTATCTCTTGGGTCTTAGACCCCGGAGGTCATAAGTAGTTCTTGCCAAATTCTCTCATAAACTCTTCCCGGCTCCCGTAATGGCTCTCGTAATATTCCTGTGCCATTTCCTTTAACTTCCTGTCGATCTCCAAATTTTCTTTCGTTCTTGCGAAGTTCGCGCCGTTTGGGTGTAAGTCTGGTCTTAATGGAATCACAAAACCTCTTTTTTCGGATTTCACTTTGTAGCCCTGCCGCCCCTCAAAAATGTGGTGGCGTTCTACATTCGGTGACCCGGTAAAATAGCAATGATCCATATCATCGGTAAATGCGCTCCATAGCTTTTTAGCCATCTTTTCTCCTGTTCTGATCATACAGATCGAGCATCCTTTGTAATTCTTCCGGCGTTGCCGTCTCAATGCCGCATTCCTTACACTCTGACACCAGTCCATCTATTAATTCCGACATTTCCCGCGTATCATAGTCACTGGAGCCTTTTAACATCACGTATGTACGATACGTTACCCCGTCACTCCCAGATACAGTTTGTGAGGTTGGTCTGATGTGATAGGTTGACGCTTCCAGAGCCATTTTCTCGGCTTTTTCTGTGTCCGGTATACGAATATATGCCTTGATCCCGTCAATCAGTAAATTTTGACCGTAGCGGCGCAACATCATGTTATGAGCGCACGGCTTTGAAATCTTCATGTACTCTGCCAATCTGGAAAGCAGCACCCAGTAGTAAGCGTTACTGTCAAGGCTCCGCTTTTCCCTCCAGATTTTGGCGGTGATCTTCAATTCTTTTTCGTTGATATTATCAACCTGGCTGCTCACATCATCGTCAACCTCAAACGCTACCTGGAATTTCCCGGTTCTCCAATCTTTTTGTACGGTGATCAGTCTCCCTTTACATTCCATTATTTAAACGGGACTCCCTCCTCATTCTCTGGTGGTACAGTGCTTGGATCAACGCCACCTGTTGATTTTGACGGTGTTTTCTCAAACGCTGCCATTGCTTTTTTAAACTGGTCAATCGTCAGTTCAGCCAGTGTTGTTCCTCCAATCGCCTTTAAAATCGCTGACTTTGGTTTTCCAATGCGATTGCATTCGCTTAAAAAGGTCTGCCGCATTTCTTCCGTTGCATATTCCGGTTGATCTGATTTCATGGAAAAAACCACTGTATTTTTGCATTTGATAACCAGATCAACGATATTCTTTTTTTTGTCATATCCAATCTTGCTTACGGTAAAGCGATCATTGCACGTATAAACAGTCTTTCCTCTGGAATCAGTTCTCCCAGTACTTACGAGTTTGCATTTTTCAGACGGTACCCAGATAAACGGAGCTGTGTAAAGTTCCCGTCCAATACCCCAGTTGAAGCAGGCACGCTTAAAGCTATCCGATGCAAGTCCTTTTTCTTTCTCTGTATAACTTTCCGTGCCAGTGTCCTCTTTTGATATCCACTGTTTCTTCTCATCGTCCCACAAACTGACCATGCAGTTCGCATTGTCCCGGCTGTGGCTCCTCTGCCAGTTCATCGGGCCTACTGTCTCATCAAGGATGTTCTGATCCACTCTAGCATCTTTGTAGAGTAATAAGGACACGCCTTTTTCACTTACCGTTGCTATCCTACAATCTATTTCAGACGCTTCTAGCAAACGGAATGTTAATTTTTCCATACAATCACCTACTTAATCTGCATATTCTGTCTCTTTACAAGAGACGCACCCTCAATAACCTCTCCGGACTTTAATGCCTTTTTCAACTCCATCTTGTCCACTTCTGGATCTTTAACCTTTATGTATTCCGCCGGAAGAACTGTGACATCTCCCACATACTCAACCGCCTCCGATGATCTCCAAGATACAGACACCCTAGGTGTGGAGAATTTTTCTCCGTTTAACGCCATTGCAACCCATCTTTTTAAGCTCTCCGCTCTTTTCTCTGCCTGCTGCTGGCGCTCCGCAAAAGCCATCTTTTCTTTCTTGAGTTCCTCGGCATCGCTGACCAGATTCTTGATCCAGAGTAACACGCCCTCAATCTTCTGGTCTCTGGCTTCCTGGAGGCTGTCCAGCGCCGCATATGCGGCTTCATTTACAATTTCACCTGTCTCTGGATCTACTGCTTGCTCAAAAGCCTGCATAATCATTTCGTCAATTTCGTACAGCTTCATAGTTTACCTCCGCTTCTTGCATTCTATTTTCATTCATCTGCTCTCTGTGGTTGATCCGTTGTTTCATATCCTTCCGGCACTTCTCACAGAGGAGACCGCCGTCCTCCAGATATGCACCGCAACGGTCACATCTTTCCGGCATGTCTTAATTCCTCCTGGATTTTCTCAACCTTTCCCTTCAACTCTTCCATTTGGTTGAATTTAACACTGGCATCCAGCCAATCAGTGAAACCATTATGCAAATAACCTTTATCATTCCACCCGTCTCTGCATACCTGGACATAAACCGTTGATACATGCCCGGAAAACGAAAAGAAAGCCGTTGGCATGATCCCAGTGTATTCCCTTTCTCTTGGATATGTGGTATTGATTTCTAGCACCATTTCCAGAATTTCATGCACTTTCTTCCGGCGCATCTTCTCGGCTTTCTTTTCGACTCTCTTCTTTCCCATTGCTTTTCTCCTCTAAATCTGTTATCATACTCATGTATGTTTTTTCTTAATTGACCGTTCAGTTCTGCCAAACTGACGGTCTTTTTTCGGTTGGTGACGTTACTCCTCTGGCTCATTTTCTTCTGGAGTGAGGTCTATCTGCATCTTCGCCAGTTCAGCCGCTGCTAAATACGTTTTAGCGTGCTTATTGTCCCCATGCGTTTCCTTGACTTTCTTTACGAATTCATCCACATTTCCTCTAAAACATCCGCAGGCAACTCCGATAAAAAGATTGTTTGTACGGAAAAATGTAGTAAATCCATTTCTGCTACCCATAGGACCAATCACTAAATAGTGAGATGTTTTAAAGACTCTGGCGTATCCGCGTACTGTGGCATTTCCGCGTACTGTGGCATTTTCGCTTACTGTGGCATTTTCGCTTACTGTGGCATTTCCGCTGACTCTGGCGTGTCCGCGTATTGTGGCATTTTCGCTGACTATGGCACTTCCGCTGACTATGGCACTTCCGCTGACTATGGCATTTTCGCTTATTGTGGCGTGTCCGCGGACTGTGGCATTTTCGCTTACTGTGGCATTTTCGCTTACTGTGGCATTTCCGCTGACTCTGGCGTGTCCGCGTACTGTGGCATTTTCGCTGACTATGGCACTTCCGCTGACTATGGCATTTTCGCGGACCCAGGCGTTTCCATCTTGAGAAAGGTTCTCTTCTTTCTCCAAGAATCCACCTAGTTCGCCCTCTTTCACGTCCCCAAACGCCACCAGTGCCCGGATACGGTACAGTGTTTTTCCAAACTTCACGATACTTTCTGATGTTAATTCAAATTTCTTCATTTCCTCTTTCTCCTTTTCTTCTTAGTCCCCCGGCTTACGCCGTTCTTCTTGTCCCTAATTTTCTGGCTCATTGTTCAAATCTCCATTGATCTCAGTCTTATATGAGTTGATCCCGTTCCCGTCCTGGGAAACGTAATCATAGGACTGGAATACATATATCCATGCGCCATTGGTGCCGATCAGTGCCACTAGAGTGATTATCCACGCAACAAACCACCGTTTCGCGTCTTTCTTAGCCTGCTCGATCACTTCACAGGCAAAATACTTTTCCAGCCCATCATAGTCCGGCTTTTTATCCATAAAAATTTCCTCCTTGTCTCTTGCGGACACAGGAAGAAAATGTTATACTGTTCCCGTATCCGTTAAGTGTGTGTTAACGGTTACACGCTCCGGCTGGTGCGCCATCACCACCGGGGCATTTTTATTTTTTCTTTGCACTGTACACCAGCGCAATCACGATTACGCCAATAGTGCCAATCAGGACACCCGCTAAAAATCCTGTCACAAATAACGTGTCTCTCACCTCCTACGCATACAGAAGCAGGAAGAGAATAAAGCAGCACCACATCATCCCAAGTAATGCCATTTTGGCCACATTGGCAATGGTCTTTTTGAACTTCCACTCCCTCCGGTACATCTTCCGAAGTTCCGGCCATTTGATATACTTGTAATATCTCAAGATCATGGTCTCTTCCCTCTCACGATTCCCAGTAACTCCTCGTCACTGAGTTTTAACAACCTGTCAAGGCTTTGTAGCTCCCCTACCGTGAATTCCGACGGATTTTTCCGCTTGCGGTAGTAGGTGGCTCGTCCCATTACAAGGCTTTTCGCCATCATATCCGGTGTTTTCATCAACTCCACCTCTTTCTGGCTGATGATCGACCTTGCATATGCAGCCTTTACAACAAAATCTGGTGGTCTTACTGTTGCCATCTTCCACCTCTTTCCCCGTTCCCACAGTCAATCTAGTGCGTTCCCCTTTCCCAGAGCGAACCACGTTGCACGTGTGGCTTCTGGCGCTAAGCGATTTATCGCTCGGCGCAAACGGTATTAAATACATTTGCATTTACATTTACATTTTCCTTTACCTTTACATTAGGTTTTTGGAAAATGTGTTTTTTAATAACCTATGGTTTTTTAATTGCAAAACCTATGGTTTTCATTTTTGATAACCAGTGGTATACTCCTATTGAAAGGAGCGATTTACGATGTACCTTAATAAAGAACAGTACAATTTTTTAAAGCGCGTTTCTCACTTTACAGAAATTGATTGCAATAGCTTTTCTACTCAAGAGTTAAATATCTCTAAATATTTAGAGTCTGAACATCTTGTGTATATCTCCAGGGAATCATTCCCTAAGATTACTAATGGGCAAGTTTCGTATCGTTATGGAAAAATGCTTTCTGTAAAAATTACTGAACAGGGAAAGTCATACATAGCAGAACGAAATTACGAACTAAAAAAGTTACTTTTTAAAGATGTTGTTATCCCAATCATGGTTTCGATTATCACAACTTTAATAATAAATTCACTAAAATTGTTGTAATAATCGAAGATACCACCGGAACAGCATATTCTAGGATAAATTGTTTTTTCGTTTCCCATCACCTCCAACTTAGAAAAATGATGAATGCGGTAACCGCTGAAAACCCTCCAGCAAATGTAGATAACAAATAAGGGAAATCTGGGTATCTCATAAAGAGTGCCAGCCCATCACCATATTTTTTCAATGCTCTGTGTGCATCCCTGGCGTCTTTCCCGTAGGTAAAACCAGGCTCATTTATTGCGGTCAAAATTTCAAAATAAGACATATCATCGTACTTGGTTTTCTTTCTCATTTTTCTCACTTTCCTATTCCAAACGAAACATTACAAGCAGTAAAGATACTATTGAAACATATAGTGGGAAGTTTGGGAATTTTTTCATAAACCACTCCATCAGTGTTTTCCTTGGTTCAAAAAAGTACCAGTGAACAAATCTCTTTATTCGTATTACCAGCTTTTTCTTGAGAAAAACTATCTGACAAGCCAGGGTCATATGCGCAATGGTTAAAAATACAACAATTCCTTTCTTCTTCACTCTCCCCAACCACCTCCTGTTGACTTTTCCGCTGATCGCTCCTATTCTTTAAACACAGGCACCACCATGCCAAGTCTGGAGAAAGGAGAATATCATGGTTGAAACAGTTTCACGGTTGTACCACTGCCATAAAATTCATAAACACATCACTATTTATGAAGAGTATGAGGTTTCTGGTAACAATCGCCGCCTACTGCGCTGCTCATGTCCATATCATCAATACAAGGAAATGAAGCCGCACTGTGATGGCAATAATGATTTTGGTTTCCAATGTGGTTATGCAAAAAATCAATAACCAGGCTTACCAATTCATCTGGCCGCTCACTAGGCGATAAGTAACAGTAAAGCCGAAGGTCGCATTTGCAGCAGTCTCCACCAGATTCTTTGCAATGCTGGCTGACGGCTTTATTAAATTCAAGTGCGTCCATTTTTCTCCTCCACAAAGTACTTCGCTAAAATTAAATTTTTTTTCCTTTTTCATCTCCCTAATAAGTGCTAAACTTTACTTAGAAAGGGGATGATAAAATGGACATGATTTCTCTTATTACAAATTCTGTAATTGGGAAGTACACGGTAAAATATCAAGAAGCCTATAACAAATATCTGGATGATTACGGGGCTGATATTGCCATGTCAAAAGCAATAAATGAAGCGCTCCCAATATTAGTTGAAGAACTTGTAAAAAATCTGACTGAAATCAAAAATTAAGCTTCTTTCCTGTCGAGTTGTAACTTTCCTTGACCATTTTCATTTTCTTCTCAAGGGAAGTTATCCGGCAGGCTAGATTCCCAAGACCTTGTTTCGTGCATAACCAGTATGCTGATATGAGAAATGCTCTTATTTCTTTTCTCTCTCGCCTACTGCGGCACTTTCGCAGTCTTATCACTTCATCAAACATAGCTTGATAAAGTGCTACTTTGATCTTTTCTGGATCTGCATTTAAAATTACAGGCTCATTAATCTGTCTTATCTCTGTTCTCCCCTTCCTCTTCTAACAGTTCTCCGGGATTCTTCAAACTCTTTGAGATCTTCTTCTTTGATGCGGTACTCTTTACCAATGCGGATCGCTGGAAGTTTTTTTAATCTGATCCATTCCCACACAGTAATGATTTTTACTCCGTATCTCTCTGCAATCTCTCCGCAGGTATACATCTTCAACAAATAGTAGACACCTCCATTCTAAAAAATAATAATTTCTACTTCAAAAAAACGTTTTAATGCTTGCGTATAGTTCGGTTTAGTGATATACTTGTTTTGTCGAACGAAATATATCGTTTTAAAATGGCATTTTATTGTTTTAGCTCGTTTCACCGAACTATAGGTATACTATAGCACGTAAAAACGAACTAGTCAATAGTTTTGCCTCGTTTTTTTAAACTATTTTTTTAGAGGTGGACTATGTACGAAGTTTTTAAAAGTCTATGCGATGCACGGGGTATTACAACTTACCGTTTTTGCAAAGACACAGGGGTTAGCACGTCAACAATCAGCACATGGAAAACAAAGGGTTCCGTATGTAGTACAAAGTTGGCAAAAATAGTATCAGAGTATTTTGGCGTATCCATCAACTACATTCTTACAGGGAAGGAGGAAAACGCAGAAGAAATTGAAAGGAGCAGGATTGTAAATATGAACCTTCAAATGGATGAGATTTTAAGCGCTGATACACTGATGTTTGACGGAAAACCAATCGACCCGGAAAGTGCTGAATTGCTGCAGAAGCAAATTGAAATTGCGCTTGAAACAATCCGATTGAAGAGAAAGAAGTAAAGGGCTTATGCGTATGGGTAGGAAAGAAGAAATAAAAGAAAAAGTACTGGAAATTGTCAACATGTATGGCACAAGAAACCCATATAGGCTTGCAAGTGATATGGGATACCTTGTACAAGAGGGGGATCTGGGGAAAGTCCCAGGCTGCTGCATAAAGTTAGAGGGTCAAATGGTTATTTTTGTCAATGTGACACTTGACAGACCCATGAGAACAATGGTTACTGCCCATGAATTGGGTCATGCCGTTTTGCACCCAGATGACTATTATTTCTATTCCTACACCAGATACAACCGTGACCGTGTGGAAATCGAAGCTCACACATTTGCAGCCGAACTACTAATTCCAGATAAACTAATTGAAGATTACCCAGAATACTCCATCGATCAGCTTGCCAGACTTACTGGATACACTACACGGTTGTTGGGCTTTAAAAAATACGGATATAAAACCGATAAAGAGAAAAAAGCATCATAAGGAGAACGTTTTATGAGCGTAAAGGGTGTAAATCAGATCCTTTTTGTGGGGCAGAATGGAATAAGAATTGAAGCATTTTTAAAAAAAGACATCACAGTAGGCTACGAAAACATGGAAAAAATTAAATACCGTTATGCCGATTCATGTGGAAATGGATATATGGTTTTTACCACTGCTGATGATATTTCTTATACTTTTTCATATAAGGAACCGGCAAACGAACCAATGTCCAGAGCTGTATCCTACATACAAGAGCATTCGCCCAATACCAAAATAGAATTTATTGCTCAATCAGCTATAAAAGACGAATCAGCGCCTAGCGCATATATGGAATCATATCCAAAAATAGCAATAACAATAACATCTGGTAAGCAATTCTTGAATGTGAATACTCTTTTTAACATAGTCACAATTAAACGTATGCCAGATGGTTTTGTAACATTCGGAAATGATAATGAAAGATATTCTATTCTTTGGATCGACTGGGCTGGAGCTGAATATAAGTCCATTACCAAAACAAGTCTTTCTGGAACTGAAAGAACTAAGACAAAGGGAAAAGCAAAAGAAAAGGGTCTCTGGAATAGTAGAGTCAAAGAATCAAGTGTTGGAAAGACCAACTATCAAAATAGTGGGAATTCCATATCAAGAAATTTTGAGGTGGAATCCAATGCAACCATGAAGGTACAGAAAGAATCGACTGGAAATACTTTTGTGATCGGTTTCGCCTGCACATCAAAAATTTATGCTGAACTGCAAAACTACATCATGAAGCAAGAGGACGATTTCCATGAGCCGAGCGAACCAGTGAGCGTTGATGATAAGATAGACTCTATTCGTTTGCTGAAAGAATACAAGGATTTATTTGATTCTGGAATTATAACCGAAGAGGAATTTTTGAAAAAGAAAGAAGAATTGCTATAAAAAAGCACGTTGGAATTTGTACCCACGAAAAAACGCCTGGTGCTGCAACACCAGACGTTTTGAATAATTGGGATGATACACTATCAACCTACACTCTTATTGTATCATCCCAGACTCAGCCATGCAAGATAAATTTCAAAAATCTGGTAAGGCTGTATTTTTTATACCCAAAAGGAGGATACACTATGGCAAATGCAAAGAAATTACCGTCGGGTTCGTGGCGGTGTCTGGTCTTTAGCCACACGGAGCACGTGTTGGACGAAAAGACCGGGGAGCTAAAAAAGGTAAAACGCTACCGCTCTTTTACCTCTGATCTCCCAGGCAAAGCCGGGAAAAAGGAAGCAGAGCGAGCCGCCGCTGAGTGGTTGGCAAATAAACCAAAAAGCAACGCATCCATGCAGTATACACTTGACAACATGACATTGAGGGAAGCGGCTGAAAAGTACATAGATATGTGCGTGTCGCTTAATCGGTCTCCTTGTACGATCCAGGACTACCACTGCATTCTGAACAACGGATTCCAGGATCTCTTTGATCTGAAACTAAAAGACATTGATGAAATGATCCTGCAAGAAGCTGTCACGATGGAATCGAAGCGCACAACCAACGGAAGAGCCAAAAGACCATTGTCTGCAAAACGTCTAAAAAATGAGTGGGGATTGATAAGTGCTACACTCCACAAATACAAAAAGAGCATTGACACCCAGGAGATACACCTGCCATCTGTGCCGGATCGTATCCCGGAGTTGCCCACAGCTGACGTTGTCATTGACCTGGTACGTGGGACAGAAATAGAACTCCCGGTGCTGCTGGCTATGTGGCTATCCTTTTCCATGTCTGAGGTACGTGGTCTTACAAAATCAAAATCCATCAAAGACGGATGTATCACGATCAATGAGGTAGTTGTAGACGTAGACGGAAAGCCTATCAGAAAGGGAGATCCAAAAGAACCTACACGAAGAAGATCACACAGAATCCCACCATATATCATGAACTTGATCAACCAGGTGGATGGCGATGTCCTGGTGCCGATCAGTGGAAAAGCACTTTATCACCGATGGATTAAGCTCCAAAAAAAAGCTGGAATGGAGCCGATAACTTTTCACGATCTGCGGCACGTAAGTGCTTCCGTAATGGCTCTTTTGCAGATCCCGGACAATTACGCCCAGGAACGTGGTGGCTGGAAGAATGATAAAATAATGAAAAAAGTGTATATTCAAACATTTTCTGAGGAAAGAAAAATGGTAGATAACAAGATAGACTCTTATTTCGAAAGTAAAATACAACACGAAATACAACACGAAAAGAAAAAAGCCTAGTAAATACTAGGCTTTTTGAGAGCGCGAGACGGGACTCGAACCCGCGACCCCAACCTTGGCAAGGTTGTACTCCACCAACTGAGCCACTCGCGCATAATCAAATCGGGGTGACAGGATTCGAACCTGCGACCTCCTGGTCCCAAACCAGGCGCTCTAGCCAAGCTGAGCCACACCCCGCTTCTAATTATTCCACATACCCTCAAAACCACACACTGAAAATCTATTCATCCGTTTTTACAACTTACAACCGCGGCTTTCACTCATAGACCTTCAGTCTATTTCGTGACATTGGCTTCGCCAATGTCTGAAGCCTGTCAAGT